TTAGCTCGCGATCAGGCCATGGCCGCGCAAGGCTTCCAGAATGGCGGCGACGGTTGAGCGCAACTCGGCATCAATCACGCTGCCGCCCGTCGGTCCGGCGATAGCCGCCATTTGCCCCCCAACCACTTTGTCTTCGTTCATATACAGGCCATCGTCTCGGATCGCGCTGCCCCGCCATTCTGTCCCGTCGTAAAAAAGGTCGTGACCCCGGTCAGCCACCGCGACGGACAGGCCGGTGCGCGGCGCGATGAAGCGCCATCCGCCGTCGGTCCACAGCGCGACCGCCCCTGCGTGTCCGGCCCAGTCACCCGATGCGCCGCCGGCCACGATCCAGCATTGGCCGATTGCCGGCGCTCCGGGCGGATTGTCCAGATCGGCACTCTCCACCCGGCCGTGCAGCAACGCATCGACCAGCACAAGCGCTTCGTTATGCGTGATTTCCTTCTGCGCCTGCCCCGCGAACAACAGGGGCAATGCCCAGCGTGCCGTTCCGTCCATATCCTGTCCTCCTCATCTTGATCTCGCTCAGGCGACAAAGCCGATCCGCGCCGCCCGCCCCGGCGCCAGCATTCCCAATTGCCGCACCTCCGCCGTCATGGTTCGCCCCACACTGCCATCCGCTGCGATCATCGCCGCGTCATAGGTCTATCGCGGCATCGCACTCTCGCTGCTTCGCACGACCAACCCGCCATCGAGCAGACGGATGGCATAGCGCTCCGTTTCCTCGCCCAGCGGTACGTCGCCACCGCTGTTCCAGCGCCACCCCGCACGGCTGCGCCTGACCCAATCCAGCCGCCAGCCCCCGCTTTCCGGCCGTACCTTCAGATGCACCGGCGATGGCGGCATCAACGCCGCCCCCTCGATCGTCAGCGCAGCCTCGACTGGCGCGACATCGCCCAGCCCGACCGCCGCCACCCGCAGCGTCGCACCCGCTTCGCCCGCGCTGCCCAGCGCCGCCAGCGGTTCGACCAGCCGATCGTCCTCGATCAGCAGGAACGGCTCGCCCACTCCATGCGCCGCCATCGCCCATTCGGTGCCGCGCACCCCCCGGCGCAGCCCGCTCAGCCGATAGCGATCCGGGCCGATCCGCTCCGCCGTCTCGAACTGCACCAGTTCCCGCCCTACCAGGCACAGGTTCCGCCCTTGCCCCAGCGCCGCTTCATCCGCGCCGTTCAGTTCCATATCCTCGGCCAGCAAGGTCACGGTCAGGCCATGGCGCCGGTCCACCAGCGTCGCGCTCCCTTCGGGCAAGGCCGCTTCCGTCGCGCCCATCACCGCCCGCAGCGCGCTGCGTCCGATCGGCATCGCCTCGCCACTTTCGCTCATCACGAACAAGGCCGCGCTGCGCCATCCTGCCCCGCCGCTCGCCGCCGCAACCAGCAGGGGCGCATTCGCCACTCCGTCCCGGATCGGCGGCAGGTCCGCCAGCATCAGGGTCGTCACCCCATGGGGCGCATCCACCTGCCGTACGATCGCGCCGGAAGACGCGCCCGTCGGCAACACCCCGCCTGCGCCCGGCACCCGGCGCAGCGCCAGCCGCACCGCCATCGCCTCCCATTCGCGTTCCTCGATCCGCCACAGCCCCGGCGCTTCAGCCACGGTCACCACTGCCCCCGGCTCGAAGGCCAGCGCCCGCCAGTCGCAGCGCAGCCCCATCGTCACCCGTCCGGTCCATCCGCCCGCCAGCCGCTCGGTCGCCAGCACCCGTGCGGCATCGGCCGCCATCACGGCGGGCAATTCCATCCCCTGTTCCTGCCGCCCCGCCCCCGGCCGCGTCACCCGCTGCACCCCGGCCTGATAGTCGCGCGCAGCGTCATAATGGCGCAGGCTCAGCGCGACCGGCACGGCGTCGGCCGCCGCGCCCGATCGCTCGACCGGGTTCATGTCCCGCCCGTTCACCCGCCGCGCCAGCGTCCCGGCATCGATCTCGCCCTCGGCCACAGGATTTGCCGCCGTCAGCCGCAGGCCGGCCTCGTCCGATCGCAGCGCCAGCCCATGCGCCTCGACCAGCGGCGCGATCGCCGCCCGCACGTCATTCCCGCTCGCGGCAAAGCCATCGACGGCGGCCAGCGCTTCGCCACCCAGCCGCCCCTCGCTCAACGCCTCCGCCATTGCCCCGATCGTAACCGCCGCTCCGTCGGCCTCCACCTCGAATGTCAGCGACGGGATGCGATTGCCATAATCTGCCAGCGCCAGATCCTCGAACAGCACATAGGCGATGCCGCGATGCGCCGGCGTCATACTCGCCCCCTCGGCCGCCGCCATCAAAGGATCGACCGGCTGGTCCTCCCCGCCTGTATGGATGCGAAAGGCCGACAATTCCGTCTTGAAATCCCCGGCCGCCCCGCGCAGCAGATTGCCGTCGGCCCAGATCCGCTTCACCTGACCGATCGTCCGCGCCGACAATGCCACCGCAAAACTGGCCGAATAGCTGTAGCTGGTGACGCTCGGCCGCCCCTTGCCGCCGCCACTCCTGCTCTTTACCTCCTTCAGGTCCGTGGCCCAGATCACCGTGCCCGCCACCCGCATCGTGCCGAACAGCCTGGGCACCTGCGTCCCGTAACTCGATGTCTGCACTTGCAGGTCGGACAGGCGCGCACCCTCGCGGCCCTTGGGCTTGAACAGGATCTGATTGTCGATGACGTTACCGATCACCGCCCCGATCGCCGCGCCGATCGGCCCGCCCAGCGCAGTCCCCACCGCCGTCAGCACCACCGTCGCCATATATGCCTCCTAACCTCGACTTTTGCTTATTTGGTGGCGGAATTACGCATCTCGCCTGACCGATCGACATTCAGTTCAGGTGGAGCCGAACACCGGGATTTTTGAGCACCGGAGCGGAGAAAAGCGCGTTTTGCAGGCCCGCATGGGCTGAATGTCGCCGGTCAGGCCCGCCACCAGCCGAGCACCGGCCATGGCGACGCCCCCGGCATTTCCACCACCCGCCGCAAGCCGGCATGGGCATGAATGAATCCCGCCCCCGTCCCGATCATCAGATGCAGTTGCAACGGTCCCGGTCGCACCAGCGCCAGATCGCCCGGCAGCGCGGCCTCCACCGGCCGCAACCCCGCCGCCCGCAGCCACGCCTCCGCCCGTGCGACATCCCCGCTACGCAACCCATAGGCGCAGGGCACGTCTGGCGACGCCACCCGCCCTAGCGCCACCGCCGCCAGTCCCACACAGTCCAGTCCCGCCATGCTGCGCCCATGCAATCGGAACGGCACGCCGATCATCGCCCGCGCGCGCTCGACTACCGCGTTCATGCGCCGGGATAGCGGGTCAGCAGGTCCATGCCCGGCAAATAGGGTTCGCCGCGAAAATTCACCGCATTGCCAAAGCGCCCGGCGCAGGTCGCCAGTTGCCGGTCGCACCCTTCCGTCAGCAGCGCCAGCGTCCCCGCCATCACCGCAAAGGCCGGCGGATCGCTCAAACTCACGCCGCCCACGTCATTGTCCACCACTGCCTGTACCAGCCCGGCATTGGCCCCGCTCAACCATCGCAACGTCCCGAACGCATAGGCGCCCGCCTCCAGCCCGGCGATCGCGACATCTGCCTCCTCGACACCCGCAACCGCCACGATCCGCCGGCGCCCGGCCATATCGACCCGGCAGGCCATGTCGCCCAGCCTTGCCCGGCAATCGGGCGAGGTGGATGGCACCACCGGCCCACCCAGCACCGCCGCCGCGCCCAGCAGTTCCGCCGTGAACGCTCCGCCCTTGCACGCCACTGCCCCCATTTCGCCGCGCGCCAGCAGCAGCCACAACGCGCCCGGCGCCTCCCACTGCGTCAGCCGCAATTCCAGCGCCGCGCCATCCCATCGCCCGGCCATCAGGTCCGCCGCGCCGATCGCATCGCTGGTCAGCGCCCCCGCGACATCGCTGTCCTCGCCCTCCAGACCAATGCCGCTGCGCACCGCCGATGGCGTCATCCCCGGCGCCGCCCGATAGCTCAGCCCACCGATCACCAGATCGCGATCATGGCTCGTCAAGCCGATCGTCACCCCATCCCGCCGCTCGATCCGCCAGCAGAAAGCCAGCGTATTCAGCGGTTCGCTCAGCCTTGCCAGATCGCTCATTCGCGTATCTCCACCAGCATCACCGACGGCGCCTCGCCCGCCGCGAATGTCGCGCGATTGATATCCAGCCGATCTTCGGCAAAACGCACCGGCACGTCGAACCGATAGCCGGCGGTCAGCACCACCCCCTCGGCCGGCGCTGTGTCGAACAGGATCACGCCCAGCCCGGCGTGGCTCCACCCCTCGGTCCATTCCACCCCATCGGCGGCCACGCGGATGCTGCCCGGCACCGGCCGTGTAATGCGCCGCGCCTGCGCTTCTTCCCCCACACCATAATGGCGCATCAGCGGGAACTCGGCCGTCACCCCGTCGCCCACGCCGATCCGCTGGTCGATCGGCTCCGGCGCAGTGCCCGGCGCGCCGCTGCGATCATCATAGGGATCGGTGAAGCGAAAACCGCGCGCCGCGCCCCGCCGTGCCCGGAAGAAGGCGATCAGCGCGGCGATATCCGCCTCCGATCGCACCCCCGGCCCGGCATCATAGGACAGCCGCGCATCCGCCCAGTCGGCACTGCGCCGCTCATGTCCCGAAGGGCTCTCCACGATCTGCGTCGAAAAGGCCGGCGACACGCTCGCCTGGCTGCCGATCGCGATCGGAAAAACTATATCGTCAAAGGCTTGCATCCCATCCTCTCCACCAATGCTGAAGCAGGTAAAGCCGTCGCGACAGACCTGGGGCAGCGCCCAGATAAAGGTCTGCGCCGTCCCCCGCGCCATCGCCGCCTGCGCCGCGTCGGCGATCCGCGCCCATTGCCCGGCCTGCTCCGGCAACAGCACGAAGCCGGAAAAATAATGCTGCTCACCGATCGGATAGCCAAGACGCGCCGTCGCCAGCGCCACCCCCTGCGCGGTCAGGCCGGGCCTGCCTTCGGTCACCCAGTCATAATCTTCCAGTTGCAGCACATCGAAGGCCGGTGCCGCCCACCCGACCGGCATGTTCGCCCGCTTGGCCTCCGGCGCGCGCGGGTCCAATATGGTCGGCAGATAGGCGAGCAAATGTGTCACAGCCCCCGGCGCCACCGCCTTCACCGCTGCACACAGCGCCGCCGTCGACGCCGCCAGCAAGGCACCCGCCGCATCCAGCAACGCACATTGTTCCGTATCCATTTCTGCCCAGACGCTTGGGATCGACACCGGACTGCCGCCCAGCGCCGCCCTTGCCGCATCGTCATACAGGCATATCCGCCCGTCCCCCGGCATCACCCACCACCAGGGTTCACCGACCTGAAACAGGATCGGCAGACCGGCCTCCAACCCCATGGCAACAAAGGCACCCGCTACTGCCTGCACATAGGCCATCGCGCCCATATGCGCTGGCGACAGCAGGGTTGAAGGCGGCGACCATCCGGTCAGCGCCGGATCGCCACTCTCCGCCCGCTGCTTCCAGTCGTTCCAGCAATGGGCGTCGAACAATTCATAGGACAACGACCAGATGATATCGAACCCCAGCGCCTTCGCCCGGATTGCAAAATCCCGATGCCAGGCTGCACAGGCCGCGTTCAGCACCCCGCCCGCCAGACTGACGTAAAGCCCGTCCCCCAGCCGTTCGAGCCGGAAATAATGGCTCATCCCGACATAATGGTTGATTGCCCCGCGATAGCCCAGCGCATGAATGGCGCCGACAACCCGCTCGGGCGTCTGGTTGAAGCAATCGTCATAGCCGGTCGCCATCGACAGCCCATGTTCGGGCAGCATCACATCGCCCACCGCCAGCACCGATCCCGCCCCGTCGCAGACGATGTCGCTCAGTTCCGCCCAGCCCTCGACCGCAACGGCAAAGGGCGTATCCCCCTCGTCATAGCCGGGCGGCACCAGCGAAATGAACATCCGGTCGACATCGCCCGCCCACACCGGATCGTCATCCTCCGGCAAATCATATCCGCCCGTCAGCGCGGCAAAATCCAGCGTAATGACCGCATCTTCCGGGCCACCGCTCGCATAATTCCACAAGCGCACATACCAGGCGCGCGAAGCCCCTGCCTCATCCCGTCCCTCGATCGTCAGCGTCGGCCCGTGCGTTTCGTCCAACCGCCGCACGCCCTCGCTGCGCCAGCGGAAGGACAGGCTACAATCCCGAAAGTCCCGCCGCGTCTCATAGGCCAGCAGCGGATGGCTCCACCCATCCGCCGCGTCCCAGATCAGCCCCGCCAGATCGCCCGACCCGTAGAAGACCGCATCCACCCGCAACGCATCCGGCCCGGTCGTCAAGACGCTCGCCATCATCGGGCGCGGGAAATTGACGGTCCAGTGCGTCGCGGCAAAGCGCTTCATCCAGCGCGTCTCCTGCCCCCGCCGCGCGTCCGCCAGCCAATAGCCTATGTCCCCCATCAGCCCAGCGCCCCCTTCACCGCCCGCGCTACCTGCCGTGCGCTGCGCGCCAGCAATCGCGGCTCGCTCTCGCCCCCGCGTCCATTGACCGCGATGCTCACCCGCACATCCCGCGCGCCACCGCCATGGGCCACCACCTGCCCGCTGGACGTCGGCACGAACATTTCCGGCCCCCGCTCGCCGACCATATAGGCCCGCCCCGGCGCCACCGGCCCGCCCGTCGCCCGCCCCGGCAGGCCCAGCACCGACGTCAGCACCGATGCGCCCAGGCTCGCCAGCCCGCCCGCGCCGCTGCCCCCGCCCCCCACGGCGGACCGCAGCGCACTGGCCGCAATCTCGTCTAGTACGCTCACCGCGATGCGCCGCAGATCCTCGAACCCGAACTTGCCGGTCCGCACCGCCCGCATCAGCCCCTGCTCGATCCGCCGCCCGGCCCGGTCCGCCCCGTCGCCCAGCGGCCCCTCCAGCCCCGCCCGCATCGCCTCGACATCCCGGCTCAGCCCCTGCGTATCGGCCCGCACCCGCACCACCAACGTCTCGATGTCCTCGTCCATATCTTCTTCCTCCTGACCACCTCCGTTCGTTTCGAGCGAAGTCGACAAACGAGGCAGAGCCGAGTTCAGCTCAGCTAAACCCGAAGCGCCGTGCTGACCGCTTCTCGACACGCTCGAAGCGAACGGACATTGGTGCGAACCGGGAACCGGCTCAATCCGGCATCACCCCCATCAACCGCCTCAACTCCGCTCCATCCACGCCGCTCTCCGGCGCTTCCTCGCCCCGCGCCGCGCGCAGCACCGCCGCCAGTTCCGCCGGGGTCGCGCGCCAGAACTCCTCGGGGCGCCAGCCCAGCAGCCATCCGGCCACCCCCGCCAGCCGCCCCGCCCCGTCGGCAAAGCGCGTCACTTCCCCGCCAATATCTGTTGCAATATGGCCTTGAGCGCGGGGGTCACCTTCGCCAGCCCCACCGCGACGATCGCCTCGCCCAGCGCCTCGCGGCTCAACGCCTCGCGATCCACCAGACAATGCCAGAACAGCGCGACCAGATCGGCCAGCGACAATTTCCCGTCCGCCGCCCTCTCGACCAGTTCGAACAGCGGCCCCAGTTCCGCCTCGGCCGCCACCAGCGCCCCGAAACTCGGCCGCAGCGCCAGCCGCTCCCCGCCCAGGTCCAGCGCCGCTTCGCCCCGCATGGGGTTCACACCCCGGCGCTCATTCGCTCACCACCGCGCCGCTGCTTTCCAGGCTCAGCGCATAATTGCGCTCACCATTATAATCGCCGGCATAGTCCAGCCGCGTGACCAGAAAGCGCCCGCGCATCCGCTCGCCGCTCTCGAAGCTCAGTTCATAATCCTCGATCGTGCCCGACAGCGCATGGTTACGGATGCGCACCTCCGCCGCCGACCCGGTGAACAGCCCCGCCGCCGATACGCTGACGGACCGCACCCCGGCCCCCGACAGCAATTCGCGCCAGCCGCCCGAATCCTTGCTGGTGATGTTCACCGCCTCGCCATTGACGGACAGTTGCGTGGTCCGCATGCCGGCCACCGTCGCATATGTTGCGGGCATGTTGCCATCGCCCACTTTCAACAGAAACGCACTTCCCTTTTCGACGCCCATGGCGCATTCTCCAGACAAGCGATCCCGCGTCGGAAACACCCTGTTGCCGCCCGGAAAATCGCGAAAAATGAGGGGACTCGGCGGGAGCGCGACCAAAGGGTCGCAGCATCGATCCGCCGCTTATGGAGAGGTCGTTATGATTGTTGCTGCTTCGCTCGTGATGATGCTGGCCGCGGCGCCGTCCGCCGACGCCGTCGGCACTGGTCGCAAGGAATTTTCCAAATGCCTGAGCGCGCAGATGCAGCCCGCGCTCGACAAGAAATTGCCGATCGCCGACTTTCAGGCGCTGCTGAAATCCGCCTGCGCCGACAAGGAAGCGGCCTTCCGCGCCGCCATCGTCGCCTCTGACAAGGCCGACAAGATGTCGGACGCCGCCGCCAATTCGGATGCGGACGATCAGATCAGCGAATATGTCGACAAGATTTCCAGCGAATATGACGAGAATAGCCAGCCGCGCTGATATCGGGAACGAGGAACCAGCTCCGACGCGCCAGAACACGCCGGGGCTGGCCCACCTTCACTCTTCCCGCACCAGCCGCAGCCGATAGTCGATCAACGCCCGCCATTCCGCTGGCGGCCGCCGTTCGTCGCGCGCCACCCGCGACCGCAGCAGCCGGGCGGTGACGATCCGCCACCCATCCTGCGCGCCCAGCCCCGCCAGTACCGCATCGACCCGGGCGATCATCCCGCCCAGCCGCGCCGGCGTCTCGTCCCCCACGCGCAGGCCGATGCTCAGCCGCACCTCGCGCCCGTCGACATCCTTCCCGCCCCAGTCCGCGCCGATGCACGCACCGACATGGCCGCAGGGCGCACTCGCCCGCGCCGGCTCGCCATCATGAAGGCCGTTCAACGCCTGCATCAGGGCATCGTCCGCCCGCAGGCCGGCCATCACCGCCGCCCGCGCCGCCACTTCCGCGCTCATATCCCGTCCTCCCCGATCCTGCTCTCAGCGCCTGTTTGGAAATGCGCCTCTGACGCATCCGCACCGGCCCGGTGCCGCATCGAAAATGCGCTCTCTCGCGCATTGTTCAAACAGACTCTCAGCGTCGCCCGGCCTCCCGCATCGCCAGATCGCGCCACCAGCGCGCCGCCAGCCCCGGCGCGGACGCCCGCACGCCATCTCCCTCGACCACGGTGTCGATGCCCATATCCGTCAGCGCGTCCGCGATCCGCGCCCGCCGTCCCCACGCGCGCGCTTCCAGCAGCGCGACCAGTCGCGCCCTCATGGCCGCTCGTTCATGTCAGGTGCATCCGCCGGAACGGCCGCCACAGCGCGCTCACCACCGCCGGCGGCGTCGCGCTGTCCGTGCCGCGCGCCGCGAAATGCTCCGCCGCCAGCCGCACGATCCCCTGGCGCAGCGGCTCCGGCACGCCATTCATCTCGACCGCCAGCCCCGCCTGATAGCGGACCGACAGCCGCCGCCCCTCCTCCGCGCGGGTCGATCGGACCCAGCCGTCCCCCGCCGCATCGATGTCGATCGCATAGGCCCCGACCGGCAGCCCTTGCACCACGCCATCGACATCGACCGCATCCACTCCGTCGATCGCGACCACCGGCCGCGCCGCCAGTCGCTGCCAGCGCCCGTCCCCTGCCACCGTCTCGCGCGCACTCCGCAGTACCAGCCATTGCCCGATAAATTGCTCGCACAGCGCCGCCGCGCTGCGCAGCAGGCCGGCCAGCACCGCATCCTCACCCGCCGTCTCGATCCGCAAATAGGCCTTCAGTTCCGCCAGCGATGCCGCCAGCGCCCCGCTCTCGCTTTCTTCCACCATGGTTCAGCGCTCCTCCACCCGCATCGTCACCGACCGCTCGTCCACCTGCCCGTCGGACAGGGTGACGCGGTTGGTCAGCCGATAGACCCGCCCGACGATCCCGCCGCTCAATCGCGCGCTGCTGCGCTGCGCTTCGAAAACGGCATCCTCCACCTGCAACCCGCCATCTTCCTGCGGGCTGACCGTCCACAGGCTCGCGACCAGGCTCTGCTGCGCCAGATAGGCGGACCAGTCGATCGCATGATCGACCCGCGCCTGCGGGTCTTTGACATAAAGGCTCATCCTGTCCTGCTCCCCCTGTTCGCCTCGGGCCGCATCACCCTGACCGGCGCTCTCACCCGCACATCCTGCCCCGGCCGCACGCCCCAGCCCCATGGACCCTGCCAGCTTTCCAGCCGCACATCGGCCAGCGGCCGCCCGCCGATCGCCTCACCCGCCAGCATGCCCGCCTCCCGCCTCCAGCAGCGCCACGCGCGCGGCCAGTTGCGCGATCGCGCGCCGCTGCCACAGCGCCTCCAGCGCAAAACATTCGTCATAGCGCAGCCCCCAGCGGTCGCCCGCCATCCGCGGCGGCACGCCATCCGCGCTCTCCCATGCCGGCTCCGCATCCCAGCTATCATGGCAGATCAGGCCCCAGCGCACCGCCGCGCCGTCGCCCAGTTGCTGATCGATCGCCTCGCGCACCTGTTGCGCCACCAGCCCCATATGCCAGCGCGCCTCCTCGCCCTTCGCCGCCACCGCATCGATAAAGCGATAGCGTTGCCAGTCGACCGCGCCCCAGGCGTCGAGCAAGGCCTCGTCCACGGCGCCGACATCGCATTTGGCGCGCGCGTCCGACGTGTTGATCGTGCCTGTGCCGGCATAGATGGTGGACCAGCGGTTCGTTGCCTGCCCGCAACTCACGCTGTTGTCGGCGCTGGGATAGAGGATGCCGGCATGGTCGATGACGATCCGTTCCACCACGCCGCTGCTGGCGGCGGTTGTGCTGCTTTTCGTCAGAAAGGCGATGCCCATTTGGTTGATGTCGGTGCCGCTATGCTTGCCGACGATCAGCGCCCCGCGCCGCCCGCTGCCCTTTCGGGTAAAGGCGATACCGCTGGCATAGTCGCCCAGCGCGGCCGCACCCATTCCCGCGGCGTTCAGCACCATGCTGCCCAGCGCCCCTGCCGACGCGGGCGTCCCGGTATCGATCGCCGTGGTCGACAGGGCCTGCAACACCGGGGATGCCGCCGTCGCGGAAAAATAGGTGGTCGTGATATCCCCGCCGCTGATCGCCACGGCACTGGCCGCCTGCGACGCCATCGTGCCAAGGCCGCTGACATCGCTGCTTGGAATGGTCGCGCTGGCGCTCATCGCCGCCGTGCCATTGCCTTTCATATAGCCGGTCAGGCTGGCCGCCCCGGTCCCCCCGCGCGCCACCGCCAATTGCCCCGACCAGCCCGCCGTGATCGTCGCTGCGTTCAACAGGGCATTGGCCGCCCCGCCGCCCAGCGTCAGCGTCACATTGGCATCGTCCACCTTGCCCAGCGCGCTGCCAGTGGGGAATGTCGCCAGCGATCCGTCGCCGCGCAGATATTGCGCGCTCGTCCCGCCCGGCGCGAAGGCATGGCTGTGCGTGCCCGCCGCCACGCCATTCACCGACGCCAGCGTGATGCTGGATGGCGTGCCCAGCGCCACGCTGCCCGCCCCGCTGATCGCGGCAAAGCTCATGCCGCCGCCCGCTGCCACATTGGTCACGGTTCCGCCGGTCGATGACGTCCCTGCCCCGATATAGGATCGGAACGCCGCCGCATCGCCCAGGGTCAGCGCGCCGCGCCCGAAACCGGTCGTCGTCAGCGCCGCGATCGCGCTCAGTTCGCCGCTGCCCGCCTGCTTGCCTGCCAGCGCGCTCGCCAGCCCGTCGATCGCGTCGATTGCATGGCCATGCGCCTCGACCCGCGCGACCCAGTCGGCATGCAACGCCAGCCCGACATGTTTTTCGCCCGCGACGAAATCCACCGCCGCGCCGCCTGCCGATGACGCATGCGGGGTCCGCACCAGCCGCCCGGCGCCGTCGATCGTGCCGCTGCCGGCCTCCCACTGCCCCGGATCGGCCACGCCCTGTATCACATAGGGAAAGGTCGCCCCCGCATTCAGTGCCGCGGCAAAGGCGCGATAGCCCTGCAACGGCCCGCCCAGCGCCAGCGACCCCGTACCCGCATCCATGCAGACCTCCCGCACCAGGTCCGCCATCTCCCAATCCGTGATCGCCACCGCCGCCCCCTCAAAAACAAAAAGGGGGAAGACCAGAAGCCTCCCCCCAAAACCTTCTCCCCTTGTGGGAGAAGGATACGAAGCCTTGCCAGCTTGCCGGCTAGGCGCAGTTGGATGAGGGGGCAGCACGCCGCCCCCTCATCATCACGAAGCGGCGAACTTCATCAGCTTAATGGCCTCGCTGTTCGCCACCGCGCCGCCGATCCGCTTCACGGCATAGAAATGCACGAACGGCTTGTTGGTGAACGGATCGCGCAGGATGCTCGTCTCGCTGCGTTCGGCGATGACATAGCCCATCTGGAAATTGCCAAAGGCGATCGACAGGCTGTTCGCCGCGATGTCCGGCATGTCCTCGGCTTCGACCACCGGATAGCCCAGCAGCGTCGCCGGCTGCCCGCCCGTCAGCCCCGGCTGCCAGATGAAGGCGCCGTCGCTCGTCTTCATCTTGCGCACCGCCGCCAGCGTGGCGCTGTTCATGACGAAGTTCGCCCCCTGCCGGTACGGCGCACGCAGGCTCTGGACCAGGTCGATCAGCTTGTCCTGCGGGTTCGACGCCGCAAAAGCCCCCGCCGCGCCCGACGCCACATATTGCAGCGATCCGAACGCCCGGACGCTGTCCGCCTCGTTGGTGGTCGTATAGGTCAGGAAGCCCTTGGGCTTGTTCGTGCCATTGCCATTGACGAAGGCCGCACCCTCCGCGACCGCGAACTCACGCGCAATCTCGCCCGCCAGCCAGCCCTCGACATCGAACTGCGCGTCATCCAGCATCGCCTGGCTCGCCGCCGGATTGGCGAACAATTCACCCGACGGCGGCGCGATCTCGTTGAAGCTCGGCGTCCCCGTCTCAGCGCGCGCGCCCGTCTCGCTCGCCCATCCCGACACGATGCCGCCCGCCGTCACCAGCTTGCGATAACCCGCCGTGCCGGTGCGCACGACATTGGCGATGCCACGGATCGGCGAAATGCTTTTCAGCGTCGTGCCGATCTGCTGGTCGATCTCGCGCGGCACCGCATAGCCGCCCGCCGCGCCGCTCGCGCCGGAAAAGCTCTTCAGCTCCACCCCCGCTTCCTGCCCCTGCCGCAGGTAGCGATCGACAAAGGCCGCCCGCGCCGGATCGACGCTGCCGCCCTTTACCCCATCCAGCGCCGGCCGCTGTGCGGCAAGCAACGCCCCTTTCAGCGCCGCAATCTCCCCCTCCAGCCCATCAATCCGCTCCCCCTGCAACACCATGTCGAAGCTGGCTTCCAAGCCATCCGTCACCTGTTCCGTCATGCCCGTCTCCACAAAAAAGGGCGGCCCAGATGGACCGCCCAACCAAAACCCACCTCTTCAACGGCGGCAAAGCAAAGCGATTGCCATTTCTTCCGCCGTTCCCCATTCTCGATCGAAAGAGGCAATCGAAATGAACTATCCATCCGGCCCCAATGCCGAACTCAATCTTTTGCTGCGCACAATCGGCGGGAGTCTGAACTTCGAAGGCCGTTCGCGCAGGACGGAGGTTCTCTATTACCAGATTGGCATCGCCTTGCTCGGCGCCGTGTTCGGCTTCGCAAGCACCATGGTTCTACCCATGTCCTACGCACCCGCCGTCATCGCGACGCTTCAGCTGATCGTGACGTTGCCGATGTTCGCGCTATTCGTTCGCCGCCTGCATGATCAGAATAAATCAGGCTGGTGGGGCCTTATCCTGCCAATCGGCATCGGCCTCAATCTGACCAGACATAGCACTCTGACGAGCCAGATCGATGTGAAGACGGCCTCGACCATCCTCGATCTTGCTTATGCCTTTATGGTGATCCTGCTGCTGGCACTGCTCTACTGGAAGGGAACATCCGGCCCAAATCGCTTTGGCGACGATCCGCGCCTCTCATGATCCTCACCCTCGCCACCCACGGAGCGCAACATATTCCCGCCGCCCTGACCGCCCCCACGCTCGCCACAATCGAAGCCGCCCTCGCCAATCTGCCGTCCGACAATCCCGGCCTGCGCCTCGCCAGCCTGCCGGCGCTTGGCCCCATCCTCGGCTCCACTAGCGCGATCGGCCGCCACGGCGCCGTGTATCAGGGGCAGGCGACCCGCCCGGTCCGCGCCATCCTGTTCGACAAGAGCGCCACGACCAACTGGTCGCTCGGCTGGCATCAGGACCGCACCATCGCCGTGACAGACCGCCGCGACGCACCGGGCTTCGGCCCCTGGACCGTCAAGTCGGGCATCCAGCATGTCGCCCCGCCGCAATCGCTGCTCGACCGCATGCTGACGCTGCGCCTCCATCTCGATCCGATGGATGCCGAAAACGCCCCGCTGCTGATCGCGCCCGGCACGCACCGTCATGGCCGCATCCCGGAAAGCGACGTCGCCGCCCATGTCGCGAACCACGGTACCCATGCCTGCCTCGCAGAACGCGGCGACCTCTGGCTCTACGCCACGCCGATCCTCCACGCCTCCGACGCCGCCGCCACCCCGCGCCACCGCCGCGTCCTGCAACTCGACTACAGCGCCGACCCGCTCCCCGCCGGCCTGAAATGGCTGGGCGTCACATAAAAATCCTTCTCCCCTCGTGGAAGAAGGATACGCAGCCTTGCCAGCTTGCTGGCTAGGCAAAGTTGGATGAGGGGGAAAAGCGCTCCCCCTCCACAGCCACCACCCGCGCCAATGGCTGCATCGGATGCGTCACCAGGCTGACCTCCACCAGTTCCAGCCCCAGCAACTCCCGCGGCCGCGCCCCGCGCGCCGCCTTCACCCGGTATCCGAAACTCAGCCCGTCCAGCGCCCCTTGCGCCAGCGCCGTCGCCGCCTCCCGCCCTGCCGCCGTGCGCCGCGACACCCGGCCGATCACGCGCAGCCCGCGCTTATCCTCCAGCGCCTTTTCCACCACGCCGATCACCTGCCCCGGCCCATGCTGCCACAGCAACGGCACGCCTGCCGGGTCGATCGCGCCAAAGGCGCCCGCCCGCACCACGTCGCCGCCCCGGTCCACCCGGTCGAATATCGCCGCATAGCCGGCAAAGCGCACATCGCCTTCCATCGCTCACCCCCGCACCAGCCCGACCAGCCCAACCTTCACCGCAATGCCCAGCAGGATCATCGCCATCGCGATCCGCACGACCCAGCCGATCACCGCGCCGCGCGCCGCCTTCTTCGCGTCGCGCCAGGCGGACAGCAATTCGCGCAATTCCCGCATGTCGCCTTCGGCTCGCCGATCCGCCAGCCCCAGCCGCTCCAGCGCCCGCCCCGCGCCCAGATCGCTCGCCTCCTCGATCAGCGCACGGATGGTCACGATATCCCCGCAACCGCCAAAAGCCCGCCCCTCCGCCTGCGCCACCAGCCGCGCCAGCATCTCCTCTTTCATGTCCCGCCCTCCTTCCCTTCGCGCCGCACAATGCCTATCTGCGCGCGCATGAAACGCGCCCCTCGCAAAGTCCTCATCATCCTCGCCCTTGTGGTCCTCGCCGCCCTCGCCTGGCATTTCGGCCTGTTCCGGGCGGGCGACTGCATGGTGCAGGGCGGCAGCTGGAATTGGGACAATGGCTTTTGCCGCCTCGATTCCCTGCCCGCCCGCGCACCCGACGCGCCCTGAATCCCGCTCCGCGCCGTCATGAAGCGTCTGTTCTTCACCACCATGCTGGTCGCGACCGCCATCGCCGTATCCCTCTGGAACAGTGACTGGCTCGCGCAGGATCATTGCCTTGACAGCGGTGGCCGCTGGTCCGCCGCCACCGCCGCCTGCGAATATTAGGCGATCCCCAACAACGCCTTCTTCTCCTCCGCGCTCAGGAAATCCGCCGCCGCCACCCGCTCCCACAGCGCCGCGCGCTCGTCCGACAGCGCCGGCACCGCATCCAGATCCGGCTCGATCAGCAGCCTCGGCCACCAATCGTCCAGCCCCTGCGCCAACGCCCCGCAAATCTTCGCGACCAAGGGCAGGATCGTCTGCCGCCACAACGCCTTGTTCGCCTCGCGATAATTGGCATAGGCGTTGTCGCCCGGCAGCCCCATCAGCATCGGCGGCACCCCGAACGCCAGCGCAATCTCCCGCGCCGCTGCCCCCTTCAGCCCGACAAAATCCATCTCGGCGGGCGTCAGGCTCATCGCCTTCCAGCTAAGCCCACCCTCCAGCAGCATCGGCCGCCCGGCATTGGCTGCCCCGGCAAAGGCGACCTCCATCTCGCGCTTCACCCGTTCGAACTGATCGGGCGACAGCACCGACCCGTCGCCCGGATCATAGACCATCGCGCCACTGGGCCGCGCCGCATTGTCCAGCAACGCCTTGTTCCAGACACTCGCCGCATTGTGGATCGCCACCGCGCCCGCCGCCGCGCCGGTACAGCCCAGCCCATAATGATCGTCCAGCGGATGCAGCGCCTTGATATGCAGCACGCCGGTCCGCCCCGCGCCATTCTGCGGCGAAAGCCGGGTGATGCTCTCCCCCACCCGATACAGATAGGCCGCCGGCCACCCCCGCGCATCCGCCTCCACGCTCACCCGCTCGGGCCGCAGCGCATAGAGTTCCGCCGGCTTGCCATCGGCTCCGCCAATCACCTGCACATAGGCATTGCCGTGGAGCAGCAGGTGACAGGCCAGCGTCTCCACCAGCCCCTGCCCCGCCGAAGCCCGCCCGACCAGAGCGGCCACCACCGCCACCGCCGCATCGTCCACGCCCCGCACCTTCAGCGCACAGGCCCCCGCCCCTTCGGACACCAGCCGCATCGCCCGCTGCGCCACCGCATTGCCCATCACGCCCGCGCGCAATTGCGCCTCATAACTGGCCGGCCACTCCCCCAATGCCACCGCGCCCGATCCCCACGCCCGCGCCAGCACCGGCCGCGCATCCGCCTGCGCAACGCTTTTCGTCCCGAACCACTTCATAAGCCCATCCCCAAACGCAAAAACCCCCTCCCCGGCGGGGGAGAGGGTTGGTGAAGCCAAAGGCGGCAAAGCCGCTTACCGAAACTGAGAGAAGGGCAGCGCCCCGTTTATCTATTCCGCGCCAGCACCCGGTCGCACACGCTGTTCGTGCCTTCGCTCTTGCCGATCACCCGGCCCGCCACCGCGCCGGCAGCGCCCGCCAGCAAAGTCTCGCCCAGACTACCGCCCGCCAGCGCACCAATGCCCGCACCACCGGCCGCGCCGATCACCGTGCCCTTGTCACGGCCCTGCTTGCCCTTGAGCAGGCAGTAGCGCACATCGTCGCGATCGCGCGGCGCCGCGCGCGCCACCCGCGCCCGGTCCTTGCTGTTCAGGCTCGCCGCCATCACCGGTCCCGCCATCAGCGAAACACCCACGACAGCCGCGCAGATACTGGCCATCTTCATCGCACTTACTCCGTCTCTAACCATAACCATATTTGTAATGACTAAGAAACGAAGCGCCCCCCGGCCGGTTCCCGTGCCGGCGGGGCCATCTGCAATATCAGTCCACCCGCGAAATGAACTGCTCCACCGGCCGCCGCACCTTCTTCAGGTTCACCAGCCAGTCGCCCTCATCCGCGCGATAGCCGACCGGCATGATCGCCACCGACCGCAGGCCACGCGCCCGCAGGTCCAATATCTCGTCCAGCGCCGCCGGGTCGAAGCCCTCCATCGGCGTCGCATCCACCTCTTCGAAAGCCGCCGCCGTCAATGCGATGCCAAGGCCCACATAGGCCTGGCGCGCGGCATGTTCGAAATTGGTCTGCGCGTCGCGCTGCGGATAGGTGCCCAGCAACATCTGGCGATAGGCTTCCCAGCCCTCATTCCTGAAGCCGCGCTCGTCATTGACGAGATCGAACATATGGTTGATCCGCTCGGGCGTATAATTGTCCCAGGCGGCAAAGACGATCAGGTGCGACGCATCCGTCACCTGCTCCTGATTCCAGGCGATCGCCTTGATCTTCTCGCGGATTTCCTTGTTGGTGACGACGATCAGCTCGAACTGCTGCAACCCGCTCGACGTCGGCGCCAGCCGCACCGCCTCCAGGATGCGATCCACCTTCTCTTCCGGCACGGCCTTGTCCGGGTTCATCTTCTTGGTGGCATAGCGCCAGTTCAAACGGTCGATCAGCATCGGATACCTCTTCATGACAGAGCGCCCGGCCTAAGCCCGGCGCATGACGCCATGATGTAGAGGCTTGGCCGCCGAAATAAAGGTATCATTTAAAAACTTAGTATCTTCACCGCCGCACGAAACCCGACCATTGCGATCCGGTCATGTCGATCAGCGCAGGATCGCGGCAGATCAATTGCCAATGTGGCTGTGCTACCATAATATAGATTGATGCGGCTCGGACCTCACCTAATCTGCTCGGCAATGTTGTTGCTGGCACCTCAACACGCTATCGCAACATCTTCATTTTGCAGCAATCCGGCTCAGGCAAAGGTCATGCAGCTTGGCGCAATTGATTTGCTATCAGATAACATCGAACCCCTGTCTCGTACCCTGAAGGACATTTCCGTCAAAACTGGCATGTCTTACTCCAATGATAGCAGGAAGACGTTCGGCGTACTGCTTGGCTACAACAATACCATCATGCAATCTCCCGGATCGACCGTTATCATCACGGTGAATTGGCGGGTAGGTCGGCAACTTGCCATCATGGAAATCGAACGAACCTGCATCGGTGATGATTTCGAACCCTGGGAGCCTTATTGGTCAGCCGTCGTCAAACAATTGCGCGGTTATGGCTACAAAGTGAGAGAAATTCGAGCGACGCGTTAATCCACCCCTCACATCCCCCGCACCCGCGCCTCGCCCTTCTTCCCTAGCATCAGTTCCGTCATCGCCCACACCAGCGCGTCGGCGCGATCGGGCGACCGCCCCGGCCCGACATAGCCGCCGCCCGCCAGCAAGCCGCACATCTGGTCCTCCATCTCCGGAAAAGCGCCGCGATGCGCCACCCGCCCGGCCTCGTACAGTGCCGCCACCGGCTCCGCCCGCGCCGCCTTCCCCCGGCTCGCATGGACCAGCTTCAGTGGCAGCGCCTCCTCCGCCGCCAGCAGCACGCTCGCCACCATCGCCCCGCCATTATTGGCCTCGGCCACCACCCGATCGGCGCCATGGACCAGAGCGGCCGCCGCCACTGCCCGCGCCCAGCCTTCAGGCGACTGCCCCGCCACGCTCGCGTCCGCGATCACATAGGCCCGCCCGTCGCCGCCGATCCCGGCCACCACGATCCCGCACGCATCCCCGCCCGCCGAAGCCGGCGGATCGACCGCCACCACCACACGGCGAAGCATGCCCGGCACATGCGCGACCCGGCACCGCTCGATCAGGGTGCGCGACCACAGCGCGCCCTCCACCTCCTCGATCAGTTCGCCGTCCAGTTCCTGCCGCCCCAGCCGCGTGCCGCCATAGCTGTCGGTCATCGCCGCGACGAAGCCGGGCGCCAGATGCGCCGCATTTTCCGCCGTCCGTCCCCGCGTCACCACGAGGTCAGTTCCCTCCCGCGCGACCAGCCCCCGCACCAAAGGCACCGGTCGCGGCGTCGTCGTCGCCAGCATTTGTGGATGCGTGCCCAGCCGCAATCCCATCATCAGATTATGCCACGCCGCCTCGCCGCCCGCCCATTTGGCGATCTCGTCGGCCCAGCCATGGCTGAACTGCGGCCCGCGCAAACTTTCCGGCTCGGCCGCGCCAAACAGCGTCGCCATCGCGCCATTGGGCCAGCGCAGCGTCCGCAGCGCCGGGGCATAGGCCGGCCGGTTCCACCAGGGCGCGATCGCCAGCAGCCCGCTCGCCCCCTCCACCATCACGCTGCGCGCCTCGCCCAGCGTTGCGCCCACCAGCGCGATCCGCGCCGCCGGATCCGCCTCCGCCACGGCGCGCACCCATTCCGCCCCGGCCCGCGTCTTGCCATAGCCGCGCCCGGCCATCATCAGCCAGATGCGCCAGTCGCCCGGCGGCGGCAACTGCCCCGGCCGCGCCAGATAGCGCCACTCCTGCGCCAGCCGCTCCGCCGCCGGCAGGTCGTCCAGCAGGTCCAGCACCGCCCGGGCGGCCGCATCCTCCTCGGCCAGCCATTCCCTGCCCGAAATTTCCCTGCCCGGAATTTCCAT